CGAACAATTTTTATAAAAGATACTTTTAAATTATTAATTTCTGCTCCTTTTTTAAGTCCTTTTCCTTTCCATGTAAAATTTTTATCTTCTATCAAAGCATTAATTTGTTTATACCATTTAACAATTTCATTATTTTCTTTCCATTTCAAGCCAGTAATTGCGATTAAAACGCCATCCTTTGCTAAACATGCATATGCTCTTTTAATAAAATCATAATCATAAATATCATTTATATATTCTTTATTAAATCTTTTATCTAAATGAAAAGGAGGATTCATAAAAATAAAATCATATTTTTGATTAGGATAAAATTCAAGAAAATTTTTAGTTTTCTTAAGTTCTATAAAATCTTTTATCTCTATTTCTTCTAAAATTTTTCTATTATCATCTGAATATTCAACCATATCTATTTTATATTTTGCCTTTTGTTTATCAAAAAATTTCATAATTCCTCCAACAATAGCACCATGTCCAGCACTTGGTTCTAAAACATTAAAATATGTATCATTCCTAACAGATTTTAATGTTTTTTCTATATTTGCAAATTTAAATAATTCATCTATTACATGAGGAGGAGTGAAATATTCTTGTTTTGCTTTAACTAATAATTTATTTTTAATATTTTCTTTTTCTATATTTCTTTCTTCTAAATATTTTTTCATTTTTATATTATCAACTTTATCAATATATTTTTCTATATCACTTATATCTGATTTTAAAAAATTAAATATTTTATTCATCATTTGACTTCCTGTTAATTTATTATTAATAATTTCATTAAATAATTTTTTAACTTCTGGTATATCATTTATAGAATTTTCAACTTTAGGAATATCAGATAAAGACTTTATAAATTTATCAATAACATATGTTTTTACTTTTTGTAATATAAACATATAAAAATCTATTGTAGGAGTACCTTTTACTAAATTTCTTGTTTCTTGTGCTATATATTGTTCTTTATTTTTAGCAAATTGTTTATTATTTTCTAAATATTCATGTCTTTCTTTACTTCCTTTTTTTAAAGTTTTTAAATATTCAGGATCAAAATCTTTATTATCAGTATATTTTTTCATTATTTCTATATTAAAATCATTTTCTGCTTTTTTAGATAATTTATCATTTTTAAATTTATTTAATTTTTTTTGTTTTTCTCTATCTTCCAAAATGTTATTTAATATAGATAAAAAATTTACATTTTGATTATTATTTAATTTATCTAAAATTTTTTCTTCCCAATCATAACATAAAAATAATTTATAAACATCAACAGTTTGCTCTTTAACTGGTAAATCATAATGTGATTTAAAACGAATTGCTCTTGCTACTATTTGCTCATATAATGCATCATTCCAAACTCCATCTAAAATAAAAATACCTTTTGTTCTTTTTAAATTAACTCCTTCTGCTCCTGCTTTAGTAATTATTAAAATTCTATATTTTGGTAAATTATATTCTTCTTTTGAATCATATTCATTATAACCATCTATATATTTTGATTTTTGTATTGATGATTGTTTTCCTGAAATAATTCCAAAACTAATATTATTTTTTTCCATCATTTTTTCTAATTTAACAACTCCATAATCTTGAAATGCAGTATATATAACATATTTATTATTATTATTTAAAATTTTATTCATTACATAATCAAATTTTTTAATATCTAAAGAATTTTGTCTAGAACCAGTATAAACAGGATTAGTTATTCTATTCATCAAAGCACTTATTTTACTATCATTATTTTCTACAACAAGAGGAACATATATTTCTTTTTTTTTAGGAAAATATTTATTATTAATATCTTTTTCATATTTACTAATTCTATATTTAAAATAATCATATCTCATATTATTTGATGATGCAATAGTTCCAAATGCTTCTTTATCAATAGGATATCTACCATCTGAAAATGCTAATAAATTTTCAATATCATAAGGAATATTTACAAAAGGGGTCGCTGTAAGCATTAAACATTTATGACAAGGTATTCCTCCTTTTAATAATAATTGTAATCCTCTTTTATTTTTATCAGTATATATTTGTTTATCATCTGTTTCTTTTATTGTCATTTCAGTTCTAAAATTATGTGCTTCATCAACAATTAATAATGCATTTTCTACTTTTACATTTTTATCTCTTGAAAATTTATCATAAGTATAATAATTATATCTTGTATCTCTTGGATCAATTCCAAATACTAACATACTATCAATAAAATTATATAAAACTGCAGATGGAGTGATTACAAATACTTTATTATTTGGATATAGTTGTAAATACATTTTAGCAGTTGCGACGGCTGTAAAAGTTTTACCTGTTCCAACACCATGATAAACGATTGCTCCTCTCAAATTACCAATTAAAAAACCATTTAAAAATTTTTGTTGATGTTCTTCTAATTTAATTATATCTTTTTTATCTGACAGTATATTTTGTGTTCCCTCATATGGATTTAAAAATTCATGTTTTTGTAATTTTATTATATCCTCATTTGTCAAATTTTCTAAATTATATTTTTTTTTTAAATTAATACTTTTATTCATAATATATAAATATATATTATAAAATATTATAGATTTTTAATATATTCCTTTTGCATCATTTGCGAATGAGCCATTAAATCAGCATCTTTCTTTTCTTCTTTATTGACATCTTTATATTTAGATGTTAAATAAATATGTCTTAACATAGACGTAGATATTTTTTTATCAAATATCTTATTTAATATTTTAGTAATATTATTAGTAGTTATATTTTTACCTTCCCAATCAACTAAAAAATGAGTATTAGTATTTTTATTAATTTTACCTTTAATAATTGGATGATATTTAAGATATAAATTTATAATTTCCATTAAATCTTTATTAATAGGAATGATTTGGCTTCCATAAGTCTTTTTAGTTTTATAATCATTAAAATAAAAATATTTGTCAGAATAACTAAGATAATTAATATTATCATTATTGTCTGCTTTATAAATAACATTCATGTTAGCATATTCATTGCGTCTTGGTGGAGTTAATGTATATAAAGATAATATCATTAATGCTAATAAACAATTATACTGATTTTCATTAATATTTTTATTATTTTTAAATGTATCAACAATATCCTTAATATCTTTATATTTTTTTAATATATCATCCCAAGTTTCCCAATTTTCAGTTTGTGTTTTATTGGCTTTTCCATCTTCTAAATTTTTTTTAGTTTCTTCTACTTTATTTTTCATTAATTTATAATATTTATCCCGCAATTTATCATTATCTAATAAATTTAAAATACTAACAATGATGATATAATAAGATTTAGCGGTATTTGCCGATTTATTATTCAATTTATCTTGTATTGTATCAATGTCATTTAAAAATTTAATATTATTTAATGGTTTTTTATCATTTAATAATTCTAAATTGCGTATATAAGATTTGATACTAGTATCACTTAATTTTTTTATTTTTAGTTTGCTGATTAACTCAGTTTCAAAAGTTGTACTCATATATAATAATATACTATATATATATAAAAATAAATAATTTATATTTAAATTTTTTCACAAGAATTTATAAATTCTCCAAATAATTCAATGGCTTTATTAATTCTGGCTTTTTTTGCTTCTTCTAAATTATTAAATAAACCTAGATAATGAATTAATTTATTACATGTAATAGTAGCCCTCCATTTATTTCTAATTTTAAAAATTCCTTTAAATCCATGTTTATTATCTTTTCTAATTTTACTATTCCATATATTCTCATTATTTGTAGCCCATCGTAAATTATCAACATTATTATTTAAAGGATTACCATCAATATGATCGACTAATAATTTTTTATTAGGATTATCCAAAAAATAAAGTGCAACTAATCTATGTATTTTATATTGTTTTATTTTTCCTTTATTTGATAATATAATTTTATAATATCCATTACAATTTGATATAGGTTTTAATATTTTACTATTTTTATTATTTTTAATATTACCATAATTACTAACTGAATATTTAGGATAGTCTAATATTATTTTATATTCTTCCATATTATATATAAATAATATATAAAAAAAATATAAAAAATATATAAATAATTCTATACTATTTTTATTTTATTCTTTTTCTGTTTAAAATCTAAATTCATTTTTTTCTTAATATTATTAATTTCTGATGTAGTAGATTTGTTTAATTTTTTAAACGTTTTTTCTTGTTCCTTTCGTTGTTTTAATTGTTCTTTAACCATTCTTTTTACTGCTTGTTGTTGTTGTTTTTCATGTTTTATTTTTTCTCTTTCTTGTATTTTATTTTGTTTTGCTTGTTCCTTTTCCTGTTTTAATTTTTCTTTTTGTAATTGAAAACCAATTGGTCCTCCAATACTAGAATTAGTAATATTAGGTATATAATCATTATCTTCTTCTAATGGGTCGGTTTTATGTCCTCCTACTTTTTTAATAGCAAATTCTTTGATATTATTTACTTTATTACTAACATCTAAATATTTATCATCTGATATCACTTTATTTTTTTTACCTCTAGTTTTTTTATTCATTATAAAAGCCGTTTTAGGTTGTAAAAATACATGTGGAGATGTTTTAAAAAATGTTGTTGCCCCATATCCTTTATGTTTTTGTAATTCATCAATATCTGCATCAGTTGCCCCTATATATGTATCTAATAAATAATCAGTGTTTTTATTCCAACTATTAGTAAAAAATGATAACGTTTTACATTGATTTAACATGTGAGTTGTTGATTTTCCATCATATCCGTGCAAACTAACAATAATGCTTATTCCATCTTCTCTATGGTCTTTTAATATTTTATCAACAATATAATATATTTGTTTTTTTTCAATTCCAGTCAAACTATCTATATCATCAAATATTATCAAACAAGGAGACATACTTACAAAATCATTTATATTAATAATATTACCATCTCTATCAGGTTTAATAAAATCTTCAACTGGTATTCTTTTAATAAATTTTTTATTATCAATTTTCTCATCTTTTCTTTTATTACTTATAAAAAATATAGGGTTTTTATTCCATAAATTATGGTATTCATTAGCTAAATCAGCTATAAAATAAGTTTTACCGCTTCCCTGCATTCCAAATATAGTAGCACATAAAGGACGCTCTGAAGTTTGATCGGGTATCATTTGAAAATATGCTTCTTTATCTAAATTAAAATTATCACTACTCAATACCATTTTATTATTAGTTTCTTCAGTTGATACGCATAATATTTTATTATTCATTGCTGGATCATTTTTTATTTTTGCAATTGGAGTACCTATTCCGCTAAAATTTAACATTTATATATATAATAAATATATAAAATATATAAAAAAATTAATAAGATATTTGTTTCAAAAATATAAGTCCTATTTTATTTAATATTTTTTCATTTGCTTCAATTTGTTTATTTATATTTTGTGGTTCATATCCTATAAAATTTAAATTATTATTTATCATTTCTTTTACTTTATCACTTTTAAATCTCTTTATTTTTTGTATTGCTTTTAAATTTTCAGTATTCTGATACATTAAGCCAAATTCACTATTAAATAAAGATGTTAAAGCCTTTAACTTTTCTTTATAGTATTTTTTTCCTAATGCTTCCCTAATACCAATAATGCTAAATATTCTTTTTAATGATTTAAAATAATCTTTTTCATTTAATTTATCATTTATTTCATCACTGATAATTTTTAACATATTTTCTGATTCTTGGTTTTTTTTATTAACAAAACTATATATAATACTTAGTTCTATAAATCTATCTTTAAAATATATGATAAAATCTAATTTAATATATTCTATTTGTTTATCAATATACTTATTGTTAGGTATTAATTTATATTTACCTTTTATTTTAGTTCCGTCAATATATTGTATTTTTTCCTCAATAAAATACATATTGTTATTAGTTGCTTTATCATAAATTTCCTTAATTTTATTGATTATTTGTAATAAACTATAATTATTATTAATAACTGAAAATAAATCAATATCACCAAAATATTTTATATTTTTTAATCCTGATGAACCATTAACAATAATTATATTATTATTCCATTTTAATAAATCAATATATTTTTTAATAAATCTTTTGTCTTTTTTTTGAAATATATCCATATATATATTATTTGATTTTAATTTTAAGATTACTAGATAATTTATGTTTTCTTTTACCGAATCCTAGTTGTTCTTCTTCTTCCAAATCCCAATCAGATTTTTTTATTATTTTCTTTTTATGTTTTGTTCTTCTTCTACCTTCTCCAACTTTTCCCTTATCTTTTGGTGGTCTTCCTCGTTTTTTTTGCTCTGGAACTGCTGGCTCTGGAACTGCTGGCTCTGGAACTGCTGGCTCTGGAACTGCTGGCTCTGGAACTGCTGGCTCTACTACTTCTAGAACTTTAATAGACTTATAATATTGATCAAATAGAGCCATTTTCATCATAATGTCTATCAGAATGTTTTCTCTTAATTCTATATCTTTTTCTTTTTCAAAATTATATTCCAATACTAAAAATTCGTCATATATTCCCCGTAATTCAGAATATAATAAATGATTTTCATCATTTGGATATGATTCCAAAATATTATTAACTTTATTTATAATATTTATCATTTTATTTTTATAATTTTTTATAATTTTAAGTTGTTGTGAATAAGAAACATTTGTCTTTATATTTTCAATATCTGAAATATTATAAGAAATTAATTGATAATTATTATTATCTAAATTTTGATATATTTTTTTTAATAAATTTTCATCAAAACTTTTAGAATTTTGTAATTCATAATCATTTTTAATAGATATAGTATTTAAACATATATTAACTAAGGGTAAAATTTCATTTAATTTATTTTGATATTTTTGTTTATCATTATAATTTAAATCATTATATTTAATAACATTATTTAAATATGATATCATTTTATTATATGCTTTTTCAGTTGCAATAAAATTTGTTTTTAAAAGTGTTCCCATTTCATTTTGTAATATAAGTTCTAAACTATTTTTAAATTCTGCCAACAATGAATCAAATTTAAATGCATCAGCCCCTACAATTTCATAGGATTCTCTTTTATTTGCTTTTTCTATTTTATTTACTATAAAATCAACATTACTTTTTATCATATCATATTCAGGCTTATAAAATTGTTTATTTAATTGTTGTTGTCTTAATATAAACGGATTAATCATTATATATATATATATTGGTTCAATAAATTAATTTCATCTAAGTTATTTTAATTTTATAATATATTTCTTTTTAGTTTTTCTTGTTTTTCCTCCTTTTAATCCTTTATAAACCGTTTCTCCTGCTTTAGATACTATACCTCCTACCCCCGGTATTTTAGAAGTTGCTTTTATTAATCCTTCTGTTGCATAATCCCAAAATCCTTTATTTTCTTCTTCTTCTTTTCTTAATTGTTCTTCTGCTAATCTATCTTCTTCATCAAATCTTTTCTTATAAATTGATTCATTATTTTTATTAATCATTTCATTCCATTCTCCTCTTTTTTTAGGAGTTAAATTTTTAACCATTTTCATATATGATTTACCTTCATTTGATTTTTTCCATTCTTGTTGCTCTAATTTCTTTTTTCTATTTTCATTTTGTGTTTCTAATGTATCTAAATCAGAGCGTCTGCCTCCTTTTCTTCTTCCTGTTCCAGTTTGCATTTTTAATTTTCTTTTATTTTCATTAAAAGCACTATTTACAAATGGTTTAATAATAGGATATAATATATTTTTACCAATCCATTTAGAAGCATCATTTAAAACTCCCCTTCCTAAATGTTTTGGAGAAAATTGATCTTTTGGTTTTTCTGTATTATTAGAAGTCCATTCTGTTCCTATTAAAGGATATTGTTTTAATCCACAACCAGTTCTTAATACTTCCCTTTGTTTATATGGTTTTAATATTCCCTTTCCCATTTTTTCACTTTCACATTCAATTCCAATTTCACAGGAATTACAACAAGATTGTAATTTTTTACCTTTACCTGATTTAATTATATTATCATCTGATCCATATGGTTGAATACTTTGTAAAGTTTTTTTATTATACATCATTGCTTTATCTGCTATATCCATATAATCTTTTTTCATTTTTTGTTGATAACTTATACTCGATGTTAAATGATTAATATTAGGTTGTCTAATAAACATAAATCTTACTATATATAATTATACTAAGATTAAAAAACAATTAATAAATGGCTTCATATACATTCATAGTAATTTTTAATGTACTTGTCTCGGTAGCATTCAACGACTTAATAGCAACACTAACTCCGGGGACAGTTTCCCCAACAACATAATCACCAGCACCCGTAACTCCTACATTTGCAACTGCCAAAGGACTAATAGAATATTGATTACTATATTGAAAATAAGCAGCAATTGTAGCAGCAGGAACATTTGCAGAAATACCAATAGGAGTAATACCAGCCTGATTAATTACTGTATATGTGTTAGCAGTTAAAGCACCTGTAGTAAATTGAAATACATGTTTAATTTTAAGATTTAAATCTTTGATACTCATATTATATAATTTACTTTATATAAAAATAAAATCTATATTTTAATATCTGGCTAATCTACGACCAGCACTACGACCTGCTCCACTTTCCCAATTTTCCATCGAACTATCATAAGCAAGATTTAGATGAGGTTTATGTTTACCTCCATGTTTATGATGATGTCTATGTTTATGAGTTTTGATTTTATACATATGTGATTTACCTCCATACATTCTTTCTTTTTCTTGGCTACTTTCTATAATATCCTGTTCAGGAGTATTTTTTACAGCATTTGCGACCATTTCTTGAGTAAGAACTCCAATATTATAAGTTGATGTACCATTAAGAATAGAATACATACCAGAATATAAGAAAGACACAACTGCTTCTAATGCTAAAGGTTGATTATTATTTACTGTATTTTCAAAAGATGTTACGTTATTAAATACTTGTACATTAGTGATTTGAAAATTTGTATTGACTAAAACGCCACTTGCCAAGGAGAAAGACCGCATCTCTATATCTTTTCCAAACTCAAGAACTACATATGAACCTACAGTAGAAACAAGAATACCAGTTTGACCGTAAGAACATTGAGAAAAACCATTATAACATTTCCAACTAGATTTATAATTTTCACGATTAAAATCATATGTTTGTGTCATATCATTTGTGGCTTCTAATCCAGATGCAGAACCTAAAGTTAGAGAAAATGATTGAATTGGACAATAACAATCTGCATCCTGTGATTTAACTGTTGCTCTTTGCTTTCTGATACTCAAATAGAGAGCATCAGGCACTATATTTATCTGTAAACTTTGAATTCCTGAAAGAGCAGTTGTAGGCATATTTTTAGGTTGAACATATAATAAATTATTAGTAGGATTAACTATAGAATTTGCATAAGATAATGTCTGATTAATTGGAAAAATAAATGAATTAAATTCGTAATATGGTAAAACATTAAGAGGAGATATTGGAATCATATCTTCATGTAATTCATATTGATTAAATAATATATTATTATTAGTAATTGTAATAGGAGTGACAGTAATATTCCAAGGATTAGCAGATGCCCACACTTTATTCCATAAACCACTACCAAAATTTAAATCAAGTTTGATAGTATTTAATCCCTTCATAGCCTTTTCAACTGCTTTACCAACACAAAGGGGACTATTAAGAATAGGATATGTTGCACTTAGTTGAATATATACTGTCTGGACTTGATTGGCTCCAGTAGATGGAACAGGAGAAACAAGAGGAGCAGCCAATAATCCCCCGGGATTAGGATTAGGAGCAGTAGTTGAAATTAATACAGGAAATGCACCGTTAGGACAATCTTTTCTACCATCAAAATTAGAATAAGAAGAAAGAGGGGAATTTATAGCACCAATACTATCTTGATAAGAACGCCAATAACTATCTTGCATAGATGGACATTTATCATATCCTCTTAAACTTTCTTCACAAGAACGCAATATACTAGGAAAATCATTATAGAAATTAACGCTTTTAGCATTATTACACAAATCCAATACAGAAGTTTGAAGCGCCCAATAGAGGGCATATGCTCTAAAAGCATCAGTTAAACCATATTGTAAAGGCATTTTACCTATAGGTACTCCTGAAAATTGAAGGGCAACAACTAAATCACATTGATAATACATTTTATTTGAAATTAATGTTGATTGATTACCTACATTATAAGTAAAATTCACAGTAGAGGTACTAACATTACTTTGTGATGCTTGCTGTTGTGTGAGAATTTGTGCTGCTCCTCTTTCGATACTATAAGTTATACTACTATCTAATTCAATTTTGTTATCTCTAACAAGAACTGTTTTAAATTCTTTAGACATTTAAATTATATAAATATTGATTAGATAATAATATTTATACTTTTATATTAAAAATCAGTTATAATACTTTTATATTATACTCCAAGTTCTTTGGCTCTAAATAATAATTTTATACTACTAGATGCTCCACTATCAATATATAAAGGAAATACATTACCTGATTTATTACTTTTCCAATAAAAAGATAAATCTAATGTATCTATAGCACCTGCTGCCGTCATATCTAATAATCTATATACTTGTGGCGTATATTGTACGCTTCCCCCTGTTCTATATTCATTTCCTAAATCTAATGTCACTTGAAAATCAGTTACCATATATATATCTAAATTAGATGATAAAGCAGTCATACTTTCTACCCCTGCATCATTTGCAATTATTGGGGGAGTTTGTAAAGATTTAGTAATAGGTATAGCGGAAGTAGTACAAATTAAACTATCAAAAGGTGTCCATAATCCAGCAACACTATATTCATTAAACATAACTATATAATTTACATTACTAGTATTTAATAAATTTGAATTATTATTATTTTTTATAATAAATGTATTAGAAATTCCATAAGGTTGATTATATCCATATTCTATAGTTTGGAAACTATTCATTAAATAATATAATTGACTATTCATACTTAATAAAATCGGATTTGATAGGCTCACTTGGTCATATTGTAATATGTCCGCATTTAATTGCATAAGTCCAGATGTTGAATCCATTTCAAAATATATATTAGGAGATGAACCAATAAGAGAACCTCCCGCAGTTTCAACAGCAGATTTTAAACCATTCCAACAATTAACTAAAGCAGTATTTAACATATCTACAAATGCTTGAAAACTATTCAAATAATAATATTCATTATCAAGAGTATATAAACTAAAAGGGGGAACTGGTGGTGATACCATCATATTTTCAGGAACAAAAATAACATATTGTTGATAAGATATAGTATTACCACTTACTTTATAACTCATAGTTAAACTATATGTTAATAAATTAGGATCTGTATTATTTACGATTTGTACATCTGGTATCATTAAAGGAATTTCAATTGTAGATAAATTAAATCTAACAATAGTCATATAATATTTAGATGGATCACGTAAATATGAACTTAATCTTTTTTCTTGAAAATAACATTGAAGAGGACTAGAACTATTATTTTTAATAAAAGCATCATAATAAATGTGGCTACCACTTCCAGAAAAAGAACCATTTTGACTTGATAAATTCATAATTTATATTATATTATTAATTAAGATAATAAAAACAATCATTTTAATAATAATAAATAAATATATAAAATATAAAAAAAATATATAGATTATATATATAAATGAGTGATTATAGTTTTATAGAAATTATAGACAAAATGAGAGAAGAAGCAAAAGAAATTAAAGTAAAAGGCAGTAATGATATTATTTTTGATAATCCACAATACAAAATTGTTAAACATAATATTAATTTAGAATTTGATGAAGATAATGAAGGAAACACAATATTATTAATAAAACAATCAAGAAGAGCAAAAGAGATAGAACATATAATTTATAATCTTGATATGGTTGTAGATGTTGTAAAAAGAAAAACATTAAACTATTTACAAAAAAGAGAAAGAAAAGCAGATGAAACAATTAAATTTATTTGGACTAATGCTTTAAATGATTTTATAAAAAATACAGTTGAAGATAAAAAAGAAGATAGTTATTTACAAGTTTTAATCGGTAATCAAAGATTAACAATATATGATTTTTATGAATTACCAAAGAATACTAAGACTTAGATTATTTGCTGAATATGGATTTGATTTATCATAATTCATTGCTTCATGGGATTTATGAAATACATTTCTTTTCATATTAGAATATCCTTTTTCTTTAATTCCTCTATCTTCCAATATATACCAAATAATATAATCATTGTTAATAGATGAACCAAAATTAATTAGTTTGTTGTCATCATTTCTAATTGATAGTTTTTTATTTTTAGTATTACTAAATTGTAAAGTTTTATAATTTAGATTATATTTTTTTGCTCTATCATAGGCAATTGCTAAATATAAATAAGGATTAATATCTAATTTAGTTAATCTTTTAATAAAAGACATTATATATATTGATATAGATAAAAATTAAATCTTGATTAAGTGGGCAAAAAAATATAAATTATATATTTTTTATATATAATTGTTAAAATATACATTTATATATAGATTATATATAAAATATCTAAAATATAGGGTATATATAGCATAAAAAATATTTTTTATGCTATATATTAGTTAAAAAACATACAATTTATATATATATTCATATATTTTTTATATTTTTAATGAATAATATATAAAAAATATATAGTTTATATATTTTCGCCCCCTTAATCAAGATAAATTTATTAATATTTAGTTTGAAATATAATATATTATTCATATATATATAATGTCTTTAAGAACAACTTTATTAATTAACAATTTATCATTTCAAGTAAATCAATTACAGAAGCAGGTTAATGAATTAGTTTTATCTGGCCCTGTTCAAAATCCAGTTCAAGCTAATATTGATGTCAATGGATATGAATTAAATAATGTTGGAACTATAATTTGTAATGATATTCAATTGAATGAGGGAGAAATTACTGGAGTAGGTAATATAATATCTGGAGGAAATCTTACTTGTGCTGATATCGGATGTCAGAATATAGATGCAAATGGATATAATATTACTTGTAATACTTTAAATTATACTACATTAAATCCACAACCTACATTTGATTTATCAGGAGGCGGAAATTTAGAATTGAATAACTTAATTGTAGATGAGTATTTAAATTTAAATAATACTACTACTGGTGATTATTCATCTCAATTACATTTTAATATGCCTAATAGTAAAAGTGTTCAAATGGTTGGAGGAGGTAGCACTTTTAATATGGATGTTTATAATAGTTCAGGTCATCAATCAAGATTTTTAACTTATAATGTTTCTAATGATATTTTAAATATTGGTTGTAATAATAATACATTAAACCCAATTCCATTAATAACATTACAAAATGTTAATGAAAGTAGTATTAGTTTATATTCAAATTCTATATCTGTTGGTGATTCGACAGGGCAACCAATAATATCAACTTATGGAACATCACAAAGTACTTCATATACTGGATATATTTTTGATAGTATATTTAATCCTGTTAATTATAGAGTTAATGTCGGTATAATTAGAAATGGTCAATTTAGTACTGTTAATTTAACTACTGCACCTTATCAATCATATATATTATATTTTACTCTTCCAGAATATAGACAAACTATCACAACATTAGAATTAAATTTATCTACTTTACAAATGAGCGTAAATAATTTAGGACAATCATCATTAACTTTTAATTTATATATATCTGATAAAATGAATAGTTCTTTTAATGCTGGAAATCAAAATTTATATACTTGGAATGCTGGAACATCTGGAAATTCTAATTTAAATTTAACCAATATGTATTTTAGATATATTATTCCTACTACAATGACAGGTAATTCTATATATTTAAATATTAGTGGAGGAAATAGCGGAGATTATCAATTTAGTAATTTAGTTATAAGTGGTTTTTTAACTGCGTCGTGTGAAAGAATATGTTCTCAATTAGTAGGATATAATAATTCATAATTTTATATAAACTAAATATATAAAATGATTGATGCAGGTATAATTTATTTATCTACAAGTTTAGGAACTGGTTTATTAGTTTTATTTGGTCTTTGTGTTAGATATAGTTTTTATAGTAAATGTATTAGGGTAAAATGTTGTTGTATAGAATTAGAACGAGATGTTAATGATGAATATAGAGGTAATCCAGAAAAACAATTTAAAGATAATGAAAATAAAAATAATGATACTATTATTAATATTTAGGTTATATTTTATTTATTATGCTACATTTGTATAAGCAAATTTAGATACATTTATAGTTCCTATTATTGCATATGCTGAAGCATTAATGACAGAATTTGTTGATATATTATTACCATAAAATACTAAACTTTCATTTGTTAAACCTGTATTATTTACCGCATAACCACTTGTAGGAACTCCTAATAAACTAAAGAAATTATTAAATATTGATACTACTAAATTTGAATTTTGAGGAGCAGATATTAAGATACCACAACACGCTCCATTTTGAGGAGAATAATTTGTTTTACCAATGCTATTACTATATATAAAAGCACATTGACCAATAGAAAAAGGAGTTGTAAATCCTTGAGTTTTACCAATAAAAAATATAGCATTTGGGATACGACTTGAACTATCAGAAATAAAAACATTTTGGGCTATTGCTTCTGATATAATATTTTGAGTATATATAACATTACCATTACCAACATTATCAATATAATTATTAGTTAAATATAAACCACAATTTGTAGTATTTCCAATAAAAGAAATTAAAGGAGTTGTTGATGATGTATCTGAATTAATCATAAAACAATTTGTAATATAAATTCTATAATCATTTAATGGGGACATGTTTAATATAGTATCAGTTCCATATAAATAAACATTAGATAAACTTAATGTATATTTTCTATTACTTTGAGTATCAGTTATTTGTCCACTTATTAATAAATTAGAAAAACCGACATTATTTTCAAATAATCCAACAGAAGAAGATGGAAGATTTAAAGTGATTGTTCCTACAATAACACAATTATTATTATTTGCTGGATATGTATTACAACCTCCATTAATTAAAACATTACTAGTAATTGTGAAACTTTCATTATAATTTCCAAATGCTAAATATAATACATTATTATAAGTTGGATTTAATTGAGTTAATGTATATGTAATAGTTTTATATGGATTACCTGCTGAACCATCTCCAGTAGTATTATTTCCATTTGGTGCAACATACCAATTATAAGAATATTTAAGTCCAACTGTTCCAGATTGTCCAGTGTCTCCTTTTTGTCCTGTTGCCCCTGTTGGACCTGTTGAACCTGTTGGACCTGTTGAACCTGTTGGACCTATTGGACCTATATCACCAGTATATCCAGTATAACCTATTGGACCTAT